TTAACATAATATACATAATGCGCACTGAATCGAGGATTCCACTGGGCTTGAAAATGCTACGGCAAATCCTGCACAAGCCATTGAAATACTAGGTAATCCAAGCCCTTTAAACTTTTTTGCAATGTTCGCCCAAGCTTGTTGTGCTTCGAACGTTTTCGCTTTATCAGCTGCTAGATAAACAAGGACAGATTCTGTGTCTGCTCCAATCTCTTTCGCCAGAAAAAGTGCTTCATTTTCCGAGAGATACCTTTGTCCGTTTCGTATCGCACTAATCTTTTGGCGGCTTAAACCTAAATCATGAGCAACTTGCTTATCTTGGATATAGTTCTTTGCCTTTTTGTAGGCATCTAACAGTTCATTTGTGTACATAGGAATCCTCCAGTCCTGATTATTGTATACCCGCAGTCCACAAAAAGCGGTCTTTACAGTCCTGATTTTTGTGTCTTATAGTCCACACAAATCAGGACTCATTCGCTTGAGTCCTTAAGTTTAGACCACCTTGTTCGGACGTTTGCCCTTGACGCTTTCGTCTGGCCTTGGTGGTCACTCTCAACGGTCAAGGTGTTGCTATGAAAAAACTGTCTACTGAAAATGCGATCATTATCGATACAGAAACTACTGGCTTAGGTTCTGACGCGGAAATCATCGAGTTCACTGCTATCTGTGCTGATTCTGGCAAAGTTATCGTGAACGAATTGGTTAAACCAACTTGTTCTATTCCTGCTGACGCAACAGCTATTCATGGCATCACCAATGAAGACGTTAAAGACGCACCCGACTTTCACTTGGTCTTTTCAAATCACTTTCTTCCGCTTCTTAACGGTCGTCCAATCATCATCTACAACTCAGATTTTGATACGCGCTTAATCATCCAATCTTTGGACAATCACTGTAACGCTGCTTACGTCCAATCCGTTCACGATTTGTTTTTCAAATTTTGTGTTCCTCAGTGCGCAATGTTTTGGTACGCAGAGTTCTTCGGTGTTTGGAATGAACACCATGAAGATTACAAGTGGCAATCACTTTCCAACGCCTGTGCTCAACAACACGTTGATGTGTCTGACTTAACCGCGCACCGAGCTTTGGCCGATTGCGAAATGACTCGTCGGTTGATTCACGCTGTTAACTCACAGATTGAAAACCAAAACAATCAAAAATGTGACGGCGTCACCAAGCCTAATTCAGAGGCTTAACCCATGAACGAAGCTCAAACCATCTATTACGACTTGCTCCCTGACTACACGGTTTCCGTGTTGGTCAAAGGCCATGAAGAATGGGATTTGCTTAAGTCGATGTCTCATCTTGAGTCTTGGGCTTCGTCTGAATTTGTCTCTTATGAGTTGGTGTCGATCACCAACACGACTTACCAAGAACGTGTAGATTTAGGAGTCTTCGATGACTACTGCAACTAACATCCTCAAGAAATTTGAAGAGCAGTCTGTTCATATTGACTACCTATGTTTTACATTTGCAGTCAAGGACTTACGTCACTGTCATAACGCGCTTCAACGTCTTCATAAGCATGAAGAATACAAAGGTTTAGCGCCTAAATCGTTGTTACAGCGTCACTGCAAGGCACCCAAGTTCCCTGCTCCACCTGAATTTAATCCTACCATTGCCAAGACGGCTGAAGAGATTGAAGCGTACAACAGCGCCTTTGATATCTGCTACCGCAACTACTTGGAAGATTGCTTGCGCATCTTCACTAATCAGGTGCTTGGTTTGTCGCTTTCTGCCCCTCGCGGTCTTGGTTTCCAGTTCTATACCGAGTCAATGAAACTGACCTCATCAGACGGCGAAGACTTCTGTGGTTTTATTGGTATCGGTGGTAACAATGACACGGTGCATTTTCAGATTAATGGTACGGGTTGCAAACACGTCTTTGCTCGTCGTCAACCTTGGTCACTGCATGATTGGTTAACTAATGTTCTCGGTGTTCAAACACTGGCGCGTGTTGACCTAGCTTATGATGACTATGACGGCATCTTTGATTGTGAATATGCGCGCAAAGCTTGGAATGATAATGCGTTCCGCACTGCCGAACGTGGCCGTAATCCTGTTCTACATGTTGATCATACGATTGCGGGCTATCGTGATGGCCGTCCTGATTACACCAAAGAGCAATATTCTGTTGGCTCTCGTACTTCTCGCATCTATTGGCGTGTCTATAACAAGGCGCTTGAGCAGAAACTCGCAAACACGGGTCTTGTCTGGTATCGCTCAGAAGTCGAACTCAAAAAATGGAACATCGATGTTCTGTTGAATCCAGCTGGCGCATTCGCGGCCATTAACGATTTCGCGGCATCGATTTCTACTGCAAGAAAATTCAATACCAAACCTGTCCCGACTAAACGCGCGGCATTAGACCTATTGGCTTCTGCTCACTGGATGCGCCGCCAGTACGGGAAAATCCTCAACTCTTTAATCGAATTCCATGAAGGAGACATTGAAACCGTCGTCGGTTCCCTTGTCCGTGATGGAACCAAATTCACCTTCCCCGATACCTACGGAAAGTTGGTGACTCACATATTGGAGACTTAACAAATGGCTAAATCTGTTTTCGTTCTTGGCATGGACATTACTTGGAACTCGGCACGTGGTGACAGTGCTCAACTGAATATCTCGCGTCCACTACGTGAAATTAACTCGGAGAAATTCAAACGTCGCACCATCGGTGAGTCTGGTGATGTGAATCCACAATGGGATCAACCTTTGATGATTGAACACAGTTACGCCCTGCTCCTTGAGCGCACCGGTGCTCTCGTTCCTCGTCGTGAGTACGAGCTACAACTTGAAATCAATCCAGAAGATCCTTTGGCGGGTGCCATCGTGACCGCGCTTATCCCTGTCGACCAAGAAATTAAGAAGCACTTTGAAGCTTCAATGAAGGCTAACTAAGAAATTCTATGTCTATTTGCGTAACGGTTATCGATGGTGTCTTGCAGCAAGCAACCAATGGCAGTTGTGAGCTCATTTTGATGTCAAAAGAACAAGTTACGCAGTTAGTTGATGGTCAATTTGATTGGTCATTACTCGAATTTGACAAGGAACTGTACGAATACGTTTTAGGCCAGTCCCTTGTCACTTTCATCGGCGGTCATGTCTTAGGCCGCGTACTTAAATACTTTGGAAAATAATAGGAAAACAGCATGAAATACATGAATCAAGTACAGAGCTTCTTCACTAATAAATACACACAAGCGGGTGTGGCAATGTCGCTTTCTGTTCCCGCGTTTGCAGAAGGTAACGCTAACGTTGAAGCCATTAACGGTGCTATCGATGGCGGTAAACAGATGGTGTCTTTGACCACTTCTGGCGTTATCGGTATCGCTGCTCTTGGCTTCGGTTTGGGGATGGTTGTTGCGTGGCTACGTAAATAATGATCCTCTCTATCGCTTTAGCCTCGTTAATATCTCTATCCTTTCTATACGGGGTCTATACAGGCGTTATATCTGGTTAAGGGGAGCTTTAAGCTCCCTTTTTTCTTCTCAGTAATAAGGTGATTCCATGCGTTTTATAGCTCCCTTCTTATTACTTCTTTCACCACTGGCCTTTGCTGATGAGTGCCCTGACGGTGAACAAATGTATCAAGGCCAATGCCGCACCACTTGCGAAATCTTGGCACAAGATACGAGTCCTCGCGGTATGCGTTGGGATGGCACTGTGTGGGGTGATTCTCCCACTGGCTATTGTCGAGGCTCTGGTTCTGTTGGTTGCGAATTGAGTCGCACAGGCATAACCATCCAAGTCAACGGCTCTGTTTTCTGGCAAGGTGACTTTAAATATACAGGCGCAACGTGTTCTAGCATTGGTGAGTACACTGGTGATACTCCTTGGACCAAACCTGATGATGGTAACTCTGACGGTGATTCTGGTACCGATTCCGGTGGTGATACAGGAAGTGAAACAGGTGAAGGGTCTGATGGTGATAACAATGGCGGTGATGATCTCGATCATGGTGGCGGTGGTAACGGCGGTAACTCTGGTGCCGCCTATCCTGACAGTTCGCACCCGATAAACCACTTGCGCTCAATCCAAGAAAAACAGGTGATTTCTAACAACCTTTTAAACCGCAATACCAATGAGATTATCGAAATGAATGCCTCGGTTACTAACAGGCTGACGGATATCTATTCCCATTTGAGCACTGAACAAGTCAGCACCAATAACTATCGAAACGAAATCAAAACAGGCGTTCGTGGCATTACGCATGAGTTCTATGAAACCAACTCAACGCTAAAAGATTTACTCGATACCATGAACTCGATTGATCGTAAGACGTCTAGTGGCTCTAGCAGCAATGTAGATTTGTCGCCTTTAATTGCCAGCACATCTGAAATTGAAAAGCACACATCCGGCACCTATTGGTTCTTAGATGCCATGCGTAAGCAACTTGATTCGGTGGCTGACAATACAGGCGCTATCAAATACCAAGTCACGCCAATCTTAGAGAACATCGAGCAACGCATGGCAAGCGGTTCCCAGAACACTCGTATTTTCCGTGATGGTATTCGTAGTGATACTCGCAGCATTAAAACCAACACCAATAACATTAAGAAAGAAGTCACCAACACAAAGAAAGCCGTTCAAGCTACGACCAAATCCGTTGATGCTGTTAAGACTGCCATTGAAGATCAAACCGCTTCTCTCGATACCATTCTAAGCCGAATTGAAGAAGCCATTGGAAGTGCTGACGGCTCAGGTTCTACTGGTGGGGATAACTCAGACGTTGTTAGCAAACTTGGCGAACTTCAAGGCACCACGGAACAACTCGGCAATCAACTTGGACAATCACTGGATGGTATTCAAGATGCGATAAACGGACTCAATGACGGTGGTCAATTTCATGCTCCAACAACGGGCGATGGCTGGTCACACGGTACGGTAATTGGTGAGGCGGTTGACGGCCTGATTGATGACATCGATAAACTCAAGACGAATCTCAAGGACATGCAATCCAAATCCCCTATTAATCTCGGCCAAATGAGCTTCAATGATGGCAATTATTCCGGTGAAACCTTCACGCTTTCACGCGCATCTTGGAATGTGGATGTGCGCTTTAACCTATTCAACACACTCGGCACGAACACAAGCACCATTCGTAATGTGATCATCTTTGCCGCTATGTTGATGGCCGCTTTCATTATCTTATCGTCAGGACGCAAAGGAAGTTAACATGGATTTCATCTACGAAGCCTTTCAATACATAGCAAACGTGTTTGGCTCTATCTCCGACTTCTTCATGTCTATTCCCGACTTAATATTGGAAGTCTTTACCTATGCTTGGTACTGGGGTATCAAACTGTATCTCGCCATCAAAATCTCTATGGTTGAGATGGCCTACGAAATTGCTTCAATGATACTGACGGACTACGAAGTTTATACCGTTCTTAACGCAGCGTTTAACAACCTAGCGCCAGACCTCAGACACGCGGCCTATCAACTCGGTGTTGTCGATGCCATTCGAATTGTTATCGATGGATTGGCTACCGCCTTTGTTCTTCGCATTATGGGGTGGTGATTATGGCTGTAATCTTTCGTCACGGCTCTAATGGTTCTTACAAGTCTGCTTATGCGACTTGGTTTGAAATCCTCCCTGCACTGCGTGAAGGCCGCTTGGTTGTCACCAACATTGAAGGCTTACGTCCTAAAGAATCTATCGAGAAAATACTCGGGGAAACCTTTCCGGCCAGTGCCAAGCTTATAAGGATCTTTACCCGATCAAGTGAGGGCGTTCACCTTTGGCAGAACTGGTTTAACTGGATGCCAACGGGAGCATTGGTTGTTATCGATGAGTGCCAGGACTTATACTGTCCAGAAGCAGGTTTTAAACGTGAGAAGTTCTTAGCTCGTCCGTTCTCAGAGTTCGAAGACATCTTACCAAAGGGTTTTAGTGAGCTATTCCATTCTCGTTGGCTCCCTATTGACCCTGATTCACTCGATGAGAGTGACTTAGACGATTGCGAGCGTACGCAGCTGGACGAGAACAACCGTCTGCTCTACCCGTTCGATTTTTACGGTGCTTTCATGCGTCACCGAAAATACCAATGGGATGTGATCATGCTGACACCGGATTACAGCGCTATCCCAACATGGTTAAAAGGCTGTGCGGGTGAAGCTTATTCGCATCGTTCTACCGACACCTTCTTTCGTAAGCGCAAGCCTCGCATCTATAACCATCGCCCTAAAGCCACCAAGACAGACCCGACGACCAAAGCTGACTACGCCAGTTGCAGCAGTAAGAAGATTCCGGTCGATGTGTTCGCACTGTATCAATCTACAGGTACGGGTGGATTCAATGAAACTAAGTCAGATATCTCTATCTTAAAGTCGCCAAAGTTCCTTTTGGCCATGCTCATTGGCGTGTTGGCCATTCTAAAATTTTTCTGGGATTTGTATGTATTATCTAATAGTGATGTGGATTCGGCTCAAACAGTTCCTGCGCAAGTTGAAACTTCTTCAACGTCCTCTTTACCTACTTCGACTACTCTATCAATACCTCAAGCCGATACTGGTTTGGCTCGGTCGGACACTTCTGGGGTGGATACTGGCAATGCTAATACTCAAGCTAGTCATACGACTGTTCCTCATGGTGTAAACCCGTTCTTTGAAGCCTTTCCCATGTTCAACGATGCTAAGTCTTTCTATCTTACGGGTATCAACTCAGTAGCAAATAAACATGATTATTTGTTTCGTATCGATAAAGGTCGAGATACCTATTACTTACGCTCAGGGACGTTAGTTAAGTTTGGTTATGAGTTTGACTTGATAGATGAATGCTTAGTGATGGTGAAATCTAGCACCATCAACGCGCTGCTAACTTGTCCACCAAGCATTAACTATGACGCAAACGAACCCGACAAAGAAATGCAGCTAACGGGTGTTCAAAGTGGTGTTGATATTTTCAACTTAAATGAGGGCTAACGTATGAATCGAAACAAACGGTACGAACAACGCATGAAGGAAAATGGTTTTAAGAAGATAACGATTTGGGTGCCTTCTGATAAAGAGTCCGATGTAAAACAAGCTGCATCGGCCATGTGTGAAGATGAAAGCCTAACAATTGGTGTACTCAAGAATATAAACACGGGTCGCATGGTATCAATGCACTAAATAACACCTGTCACTGGTGACGTTGCCCCGCAGGGATAAGCAAAGCACGAAGTGCAAGCGAAGCACCAAGCCGCCCACGGAACCCATATTTTTGCATCAATAGCTAATCGGCGCGGTTAGCCTCCTTACCTAAATGGCTGACCACTCCCCACTTCCTGCTAAGCCAACCTTCCAGAGCCTAACCACGAGAGAGGTGCGTTTTGCTACTGCAACCCATCGAACCTTGAGTTAGGCTTCGTTTCTCATTCGTAGTCCTTGATCTCCATTCCAATTAAACGTAGCTTCTTGTGCGCTAGGTTTTATATGTCAAGGATATGAAATGGCTAAGTTTTTAAATACAAGTGCTACAAACTACTACCTCGAAGAACTCATCAAGAACGCATCAGAGAGACTGATTCTAATCAGCCCTTTTCTAAAGCTAAATGACCGCATCAAAGAACTGCTAGAAGACAAAGATCGTTTAAAGATCGATATCAGAATCGTCTATGGCAAAAGTGAGCTTCAACCTGATGAAATCAATTGGCTTAAAGGCTTATCTTTTGTGCGTACCAGCTTCTGTAAGAACCTTCACGCCAAATGCTACATGAACGAAAGCTCATGTATCATCACGAGCTTAAACCTGTATGAGTTTAGTCAGGTAAACAACAACGAAATGGGTATCTTCATTGACCGTGACGAAGATGCAGAGATTTACAAAGACTCATACGAAGAGGCTCAACGCATTATTCGTATTAGTGACGAGGTTCGAATCTCACTCGAGAAAGTTCAAGCTGCTGTCGTTGAGACTGCAAACAGCGAAGAATCAGAGCCAGAACAAGACCAAAGCAAGATCACTTCGTCCAAGTTAGCTAAGAAGCACAAGCTTAAAACCGATGACTTCCTTAAGCTGTGTGTAACCAAAGGCTATCTATCGTTTGATGATGGAAAACATTCATTAACGGATGCGGGTAAATCCTCTGGTGGTGAGTTCAAATACAGTAAACGTTTCGGTCCCTACTTCATCTGGCCTGAATCATTAGAAGTTGTTTAACGTCATTGGCCTGTTCCGACCGCGAGAGTCGCGCAGACTAAGCAGCGAGCGCGGGAGGTAAAGGCCAAACCCCCGTATCTGTATTACGGGGGTAAATTCCACAAACTCATGACCTTATCGAAGATATTTCAATATATCGACTATAATAAAATTTGAGGAAAACATGCCAAATGTGGAGGCTCAATGAACCTAAACTATTACCAAGCAAACACCGATGAATTGACTAATGACTGGGATATCACACTGGGAAACCCCTTGTTGGTTATGGTGGATATTGAAAGCGTTGATATACCTTCTTTGGAGGACTTTATAATATTGCCTGTCGGCTCCTACCTTTACAAAGTAACGAAATTAATAAGAAGGGTTGATGAGATCAGTCCAAATGTTTATAAAACTACGGATATAAACGTTGTAGTCCAACCAGCATTGATAGATTGATTATGAGAATTAGATTTTTGTTAGATAATGGTGGGTTAACGTATGACTCTAGTTCTTTATTAGCAGAACTAGAATGCAACTCATTGCCTCGTTTAGGTACGTACATATCTTTTAACAGTTGGGAAGGTCACTTAGGAGTTTTTAGGATCAACAAAACTATAATGAAATCAAAAGATGTATGTGAACTGCTTGTCGATTTAGTTGACGAAAATTAGAAAAGGCTCCAACTAGGAGCCGTTTTATTACACAATTTTCTTTAACACTCTTGCGTATTTTAGTATTTGGTGGGCCACCGCAATATCATTTGAAGCACCGAGCTCAAGCAACGCTACTCCAATCAAAACTTGTTGAGCTGTAACCAGCTGCCCAGTCGGAAGCTCCAAGCGGTCATGCCTCATTACGAAGTTTTCCCAATCATCGCAGATGCTCAGTTCCCTACCCTTGTTCATGCGCATTAGCCTTCGGCACTCCGGTGGAATGGCTTTTCCCTTATCCCACAACTTGATAGTCCTCACACTTTTCAAACAAAGTTCAGCTGCTTCTTCAATGGTTAAACCACATTCAAACTCACGAAAAATATAGTTTTTTGTCATTTCGTGATACTTCATTGAATTGTCCCTCAAAAGCGGGACATTTTATAAATAAGTGATATGCAACTGCATTAAACATAAGTGCCCATAATGCGCACCGAATCGGATTTTGTTAACAAAGGCTAACTATTTGATTAAGCGTTTCATAAGTGTCTGATAACCAAGCTGTAATTTTTAATTTTGTGAGTTTCCATAACTCAAGTTACTTGTACTATCTCTGACGATTGTTTTGCACAATCTACGAAAAACGCCGAAATCTCCGACCGCCACATTATGAAGCGTTCTGTATCGGCAAAAACAACAAGAAAATTAATTTTAGTCAGTTATCCAATATGCGAGCGTTGTCATGTTTCACGAGTCATTCCGCACACTCTTTTGGCGAGAGTTTAAATCCATCAAGCAAGGCGCTGAATATTTTCACGTGTCCAAACCGACGATTACTCGTTGGCTTGATGGCACCGTTCCAATCAATCCAATGGCAGAAAAACTCATGTTGATTAAGTCACTTGGTTACTTGCCTAATGATTTACGTTGGTCTGGTTTCCGTGTTTGCGAGAAACGCGCCATCATCATCACGCCGTCTGGTCGTGAGTTCAGCCCGAAAGAATTGGAAAGTTTCGTGTTTTGGCGTGACGAACACCGTCAGCTTGTCGATAAGTTTGGCCACATAGACCAACCAAAGGTTTATCCTGCAAAAGAAAACGTCTTACCGTTTCGTGGCGGCCATCGAATGAAAGCCGCCGACTGGATACCAAGTAAGCGTCGTTAGTTGGTGTTAATCTTCATAGTTTTAGTTCTACGCGACTAATCTCTCTAACCTTATTAATGGTTTCATCCATTTGTGATGCAAGCCTTGAGAAGTGCTCGTCCCAGTCTTCTGCATCGTAAGTCTTACCGAGCTCATCTCTCATGTTATTTAGCTCTATCGGAATTTCTGAACTAATATAGATAGCCTCTAATTCAACAATTTGGAGTAACTCTAGAATTGCATCGTCATATTTAGTCTTGAGCTCCCTTGTGAGTTCTTCACTATCTGGTTCTTTTCTTAGTTCTTCAAAATCTTTGCGGTCTTTTTCCCACATAGCTCGAAGTCCCTCTTCATGAGATTTATCAAAGTTCTGAAAATAAGGGTGATATCTATGAATATATTCCCATTCTTCAAATTCTAAAACTTGATGCTCGACGTAACGTTTAATATGTAGCAATAGACCAAATATTGCGTGATATGCCTCTTGTTTTTTCCCCCAGACTTGCTGACTTATCCATGCTTTTTCGCCGAAATCTGTGCGAACTCGTTCAACAATTAACGTATTTTCTTTAAGTTGCTTTTGTAACTCTTTTAAGTCTTCTTGAATGGCTTTATTTTTTGCTTTTTCTTTCAAGTACGCACCGAAATAAGCCCCTAAAGCACCGGATATTGCAGCAACGAGACTACTTACACTTAATAATGATTCCATATCTCAACCATATAAACTCATACTTTTAGTTAAGACTTTGTATTTGCTTTTTACGACTCTTAACCATCGCCATTTTTTGTTCGGCATATCCTCTTTCGCCGCGTCGATTAATGATTCAAGATGATTTGAAACGATATCCCTTATATTTATTGCATGTCTAAATCGATGATCTGAGCTCGGATTATCCATCGACTCAAGATAGTCTTCGTGAGATCTGAAGTTTTCAACCTGAAGTTTATCGTTGAGGCTCTTAAGCACGCCGTAGAATCTATCGTTCATCACTAAACGACCTGTAACTGCGCTCTTTTCAATCTCTCTGAATGATTCGTTTACGTTTGAGTCTATACTGTTTGTATACTCTCCACACCTTTCTGCTCTAACTTGTTCGGCCCAATAAAGGATATCTTCTGACGCCACAATTACCCGACTGTAAAGTTCCCTTTTTTCATCCCACACCTTTTCTTGTTTGTTTTTTCTTAAAGCAAGTACCGCACCGAACCAAGCTCCAGCGAACCCCGTTACTACCGAAGCGGCTCCCAGAGTAAGTTTAATGACTTCTATATTTGTGAGTTCATTTAACATTTTCGCACCGTGCTTCATCCAATTAATTCTGAAGTTATAACTCTATCGTGCATTATCCTTCTTTCAGGAGTCGATTAAAACTATATGCATAAGATTTAAAGTAAAAAGCCGAACCCCATCGCTAAGGTTCGGCTTTTTAAGGCTTCTTGATTTTGGTGGACTTCAAAGGAAACAAGCTAGAAGCCTGTCGAGGTCAATCGACCGGCCAAATGTATTGGCTCCCTGCCCGCTGTGTAAATCGTCATTAGCTATCGTTTGAAGCTTGTCGTTGAACATCATCCTTGTTATCACGGTTTTCATCTAAGGGTGTATTTTTACTCGTATCTTTATGATGCTCTGTAACCCACGATGCGAATTCTTCTGGCTTTTTCTCTAAACAACTAAGTATGTAAAGGAACAAAAGAATTGTGCCGAGTGTAATAGCTGCAATACTTACGTTTGCAAAAATTGGCAATAACACATTTACATTCTTTAAATGATATTTGGCTACAGAGCATTGCGTATATGCCTTGCTGTCTAACTTACATTCGTGCTCAAGTATTTTTTCGATATCAATCTGTTCAATTCTTTCTGCTTCGTAGAGATTGAAGTTTCCTTCCTTTTCCATAGGCATAAGAACCAAAGTAAGTTGCATAAAGGTTATAGCGCCTACAGTAAGAAAGAATACGCCAGCCTTACGCCAGCTTTCAGCGTGGGTTTTGTGATGAAATGACCATTCGCAAAAAATTCCTATCCACTTGTACGAGCTAACAAAAAAAGCTTTCATGATTTTAAATCCATTCAATTACATGGTGGATAAATTATCATGAAAGCAGTTGGTTATAATATGACTATTTTTGCACACTCTTGGTTTCCATCACCAAGACTCGTTCGCGCATATCTTGAAGCCCCGTTGTAAGCGCTTTATTGATGCTTATCTGATACTTAAGATTCATCCCCATAAGCGCAAACATCACAAGCGATTCAGACGAAAAGCCCAGACCGGATAAGGCGTTAACTAGGGCGGTTTCCATCCAAGCCCCCTACACTTTTTGTCGGTTTCCAGCTATCTGGCAGCGCTTCATAAACGCCAATAACCGCCGGAATTGCCAAGCCAATCGCACCGCCAAGGTTTACACCCGTTTCGGTGATTTCGACACTGAATAAATGCCCGTAGCCTGTCACTGCAGCGACGACCGAGCCCAATAACGCCAAGCCTTTTAATGTTGAACGTTCAAACATGTTTGATTTCTCCCTAAATCAGTTTTACACCTTTAATCACGGTATCTTTGCTGTAATGGCGCCCAACTTCCATGATGCTCATGGCGTGCAGGACTTCGACCAATAGCGGCATGTTGTTCACCAAATCAATGCGCTCATCGATACCAACACCAACACGACCCGCGACGAACTGCGCGTAATTGTGGGTTTTGTTCTCGCTTGGTGGCGCGAATCGGTGAATGATTTCGCTTAGCGTGAACAGTTCATGCCTTTGCTGGTAATTGCGCAGCAAGATAGCGCCCGCACGAAAGCCCCATTCAGGTGCTTCAAAGGTTTCGAATGCCTTATCTCGTGACGGCTTCACCTTGCCTTTCCATGCGTTGCCAGCAATACGAATGTTAAGCGGGTTGTTGATGCGTATCCCGCGAACGCTTGATGTGGTTGTCATGGTAAAAGCTCCCATCCCTAGAATGACCAATGCAATTAATAACCACGGCATAGTTACACCGCCTGATAGTTGGCTGAATTGAAGTAGTTCAAATGCACAGGTGTTTTCGAGTAGTACGCCATCAAATGACCATGCGATTGACCGCCGACGGTATCGCCAACCACACGCACCGTTTTGTAGTCGGTTTTGGTGATGGTCGCAGCATTAATCGGCGTTTCGGTCGCGGTTTGCGTGGTTTGGCAGTTACAAAAAATGAGATGTTTTTCCATGCCAAACGGCATTGGAAAGCGTCCTACATCAATGCTCACGCCGCCTGTCAGTTGTGCTTGGGAAAGATGCCCCAAGGATTCCACACAACGCAGCGCTTCTTGTGCTGGTTGGCTCGGCGTTAAGTCCGGCACAATGTTTTGCTGCTCTGGATTGAGGAATACACCCGCGCCAGTGAATGCACAGCTTTTACCGCCGTTGTTCATGTCTGACTCAACGAAAAATGCATAAATGCCCCCTGGCTTAAACTTCAAACCATGTAGCCACGTTTGCACAAACTTGGCAGGCTCAGGGCGTGCGGAAAATGTCTTACCAACGTAATCAACAAAGTCACCGTTCTGGTCGAGTTCGACCACACCAAAGCGGTGATAAACCGTGTCGTCATGCATTTTTAGATATGCGGAATAAGACAAGTCTTTACGTTGCGTTTCGCCATTCTCATCGTTGTACAAGATTTCATTCTCAACTGGTGCGGTAAACACACTGAAATGAATCACTTTGGCATCACCAAAACCCATCAAGAAGAACGCCGCTTTTGCGGTTGGGTCGCGCTTCTCGACTTCGCTGCCGATGGTGTTATAGAACGCACTATGTGCATATGAGGAAGCCGCTTTAACTTCTACGCCCCAGCCCACTGGCGCCGGACGCCCAAAGCTACGGCCTAAGTGCATTTCACTGGCGCTTTGGTTGCTGTACGTGAACATGCCCGTTGTCCAGCGCGCATAGTGTGGCAAGTTCCAATTAATATCGACTTCACCCGCTGATAAATCAGGGTTTACCAGTAGGTTTTTTGGCAGTTCACCGCCCGCTTGAGACTTGGCAAAGTCGATACAATCAGCCAAGTATTCGATTTTGTTGCGTGGGCTGCCGTTTGGCAGGTTCTCGCGTACTTCACCCATGCTAAATCTCCATTAATGTGACTTTGTCGCCCGCTGCGCCTGTTAACGTCATAGCGGCTTTGCTGGCAATTTCGATACGTTCGCCCGCTTCCAATTCAAAGGCATCGACAAACACCGATTCCGTATTGGACTTGGCAGCCTTGATGGTGATGGCTTTGCGGTCGTTGTTTTGGGCGATGTTATGAGGAAACGTGCTCACCGCTTCGGTGATTAACTCGCTGCTGGCTTCTTCGGCCACGCGCACCACTTGTGCCGCTGAAATACGAATCGCTGGCATAGAAGAAATCTTCATCGACGGCACGCCATCAAGTACCACGGCGGGCAATGACGCGATGTTGAGTTGTGGCAATTGGCTCACCGCGAGTTGCTGATTTGGGGCGATGGCCATCGCTGGCATGTCCTGAATCGTCACTTGCTGGTTTTCCGCAATCTGCATTGGTGGCAAGGTGTTAATCTCGACACTTGGCAGTGCTTGAATCACCACACTTTGACCTTCTACTGGCGGCGTGAACGTACCAAAACCAAACTGGATTTCGATTTCGTTATCGATGCGGCTTGAGATAAGCAAGCGCCCTAGCTGCTTTCCCTCACCAACGTTAAACACCGCCGATTGGCCGAGCGTCACACGCTCGCCACTGACTTCGCGATAAACGTCGATTTCACCTTGCGCTGCTTTCAAATACAGCCAGTTGCCGTCTGGCGTAAGCGGGATTTGTTGCCCCGCGATAAGATGTGTATTCATCGTTTCACCATTACAAAGCCAAGCATCAGCACCAACACAATGGCAACGGCCATCATCATTTTGCTGGTTTCCACTTGGCCGCCGTCTTTGTTGAACTTGGCAAGCTCCATCATTGATTCAAGATTCTTGGAGTTCTGCGCTGCTTGACTACCCGCCATGCCTGCCAACATGTTGAGGTTCTCACTGTTGGTTGAGGCGTAGGTTTTCAGCGAAGCCCCCGCGAAATCGGCCACTTCATCAATGGCGGTTTCTGCCATGTCGCGGTTTATGTTCATGGCTTCGAGAGAAACACGCTGGTTGCTGGCAATGACTTCCCCGCCTAACTGAAACGCTTCTTCCCCAAGCTCCAACGCCGCATCAATCGCACCGTGGTCAGTCACGGTCATGTTGGCGTTTATGGTTGAGTTGTTGACACCAGACAGCGCAACGCCAAGGTTATCGCCCTCAATGGCATTTTGGCCGCTCGTGTTGGTGGTGTTACTGGTATTGGTCGATTTAGACTTGGAACGTCCCATCTAAAAGCCCTCCAAATCGAGGCGAATGAAATCGCCATCGTGTTTTTGTGTGACGCCAATGCGACGAACCAAGCGCGCGACACCTTTAAACGCAGTATCTGCGACTAAGTTGGTCATGCCTGCTGCTTTGACGGTCTTGCATAGCTGCTTAATGCCCGAGGCCAAACCGTGCCCCGTGACTGCCCACAAGTAATAGCTGTCACCGTCACGTTCGCCCGCGATATACAAATCGCATTGGTCACTGGTTAAGCGATACAAAGACACGCGGCCATCCTTGACCGCTTTGCAAAGTGCTTTGTATTCATTTGGAACAGCGCGAAACGCTGGCTTGAGTTTGCCAAGCGCTGGCGCTGAATGAGTCATGACTTGAATTACTTCTTTTTCCATAGCCACAGCCCCACAAGTACCGCCACCACAATGGCAATCAACGTGGTGCGGTCGATGCCGCTGCCCATGTTGATATTCCCCATTGAAAGGTTGCCGCTGGATTGGCCTGTTGCGTCACTGCTGGCTGACGCCCCCGCACTGATAGGCATTGAGCCGGAGTTTGTGAGTGGAAAACCCATCATAATTTGAAGCCTCGTTTATAGAGGATGTAACACACGAGAAGTAAGCCGAGCACCAAGCCGATGCGGTCGAAACCGCCCGTTACCTTGATGCCTGCCCATGCACCCACTGCGCCTGCAATTAGGTATGGAATAAACGGCATTACTTCGCTCCCTTCGCGGCAAAAAACACCACAAGTAACAGCACCAATAACAGCGCGCCACCCATCGCGAGATAAGTCGGGTTTACCCCCGCAAATGCGGAGGTATTCACAGGCTCACCGGAGGGTTGCTGGTAGTCGTTATTGTGCTTGCGCTGTTCGTCTGGGTTACTGGACTCGACACGCTGCGCTTCGTTTTGCAACTTAATGCCGAGCCAGTCTTTACCAATGTCAGTCACGTCAGTCAGTAATTCGCCGCCCGCTTCTAACACGCCATCCCAGACGCCGCCCCAAGTGGTATTTGGTTGCGCCATCACCATAACGCCCCCTTACTGCACTTTAGGCACAGACACTTGTTCGATGGCTTCAATCAGTACCGGAATACTGCCCGCAGCGGTCTTTTCCACTTCAAATGCCAGTTGCTTCATGGCTGCCGTTGGCAAGCGTGCTTCACTGCCAAAGCCGCAGCGCGTGAAATCAATCGAGAAGAAACCCGCATTCTGCTCACGGCCAGCGGAGGCCAAATCAAAGGCGTTATCCACTTTGTTGACGTTGATTTCTTCGCGTTCGTCACGCAGAACACGCACACGTTCGATGCTGGCATCTTTAAAATGAACACGCTTTAGAGACAGCGCTGCGCTACGCTCGGCAAAGTCAAACGGCGTGCGACCGCTAGAGGCTGCATACCATGTTTGTGAGTAGATTCGAGGCATGTAGATGCGTTGTGATTGAGCCGCTGTCGTATGAGCACGAGCGCGAATCATTGGCGCAGCTTGACCAGACTTGGCTTTTAGCTGGATGTACATAAACCAGATTTCGCCTTGTAGGGTGACTAGCTCACCTGTACGGATACCCAGTTTGGTACGCATCGTCATATCTGAGAAGTTCAGAACGTAACGACCTGCTTGCACGTACTCTTTTTTGTGCTCTTGCAAGTCGATAAGGTCTTGCGCCGTCACGTTAACGATTTCACGGCCATTCACTTTGATGGTAATGCGCTCAATGTCTGACGGGTCAGTAATGTCCGTGACCAATTCAATGTTTTGGTACGTAGGACCAGACACCAAACGCAATGTTGCTTGGTTGCCCCAGTTCACGCCTTCCACTGGATCAAGTTCACGAGGACGAGGGTTAAAAGGTTGTTTTAGTGCTTCCATTAAAACCACCCCATATCACCATTGATTACACGGCGAGCTGGGTCTAGAAACCCAATGTTGTTAATCGCTGCAATCACGATAAGCGTGATAATAAGCGCTACAAGTAGGTTTTTGTGTTGTTGTTTCATGCTGTTCCTTTCGGTTGTACACGGTTAAAAAGTGATTCCATGAAACAGCGAATTGATAAGGGTTGGAAGTTGGAGAAACCTATAGGTTGAGCGGTTAACCTATAGGTTGAATGAGCGTTGAAATTAGCCGTGAATCTTACCCGTCAGGCAGTTAAACGAGGACTTTTCGACGTTGCCGATACCATCGCGAACCAATAAATATTCGGCAACGGGTTTGCCCATGGCGGCTTTGTTGTGCTTGGCGGATTTCAGCCCTGCTAACGTATCGACGCATAAGCCCTTTTTATCAGCAAGCCAGCGTGCGTCTGCCATCGAGTTAACCGCACCAATCCACCAAACGGGTGATTGCTCGGTGACGGTTTTCGGTACTTCCTGACCACGTTGGAAAATCGAATGCAGCACCAGACCATACTGACGACCACCTCGCCACAGTTCACCCGCTTTGCCTTTGAGTTTGCCGGACGTCTCCACACAACTGGCGAGTTCTTCAATCACCACATGCAATCGGTCAACATCACCATTACCGACCGCCCACACCGCAGAACTGAAAAACTCCAACTCATCACCGCACGCCCCCTCACTGGGTACATACGCCAACTTAAACGACTTGCCACGCTTTCGAGCCAACACCAAAGCTTTGACGAACGCGACACGCGATGAGGTTTCAAGGCACATTTGCCCGCGATACTTCGCACCCGAATAGTTTCGATATGGGTCAAAAAAAACCGCTTGCGCGGCTTTCGGTACTAAACCCAAGTGCTTAACGGCGGAGGTTTTACCCCCGCCAGTACCCGCCACATAAATCACATGCTCTGCATCGTGTGACGGGTTCGAATTCACCGGATTGGGGAACTTAAGCGGCGTCTTTTTGTTTTTGCTCACGCTCTTTTTTCTCCTCTACAGCTAATAGTTCTTTCTGGTACGTCATGGTTTTCTTAGCGCTGTAGACCAGAGACAAGACCGCCAAGCCTAACACGGCTTCTTCCATGTAATTACCGAACAAGGAAGTGACCGCGTCACCATGCTTTTCAAGCACTGGCAAGGCCGCATCAATCACCGCCGCTTTGCCTTTTTCATCAAACTCAAAGTCCACGCCCGAAATGATGCTGGTTGCTTGCTCGGCAATAGTGAACAGGACAGACAGCGCCCCTTCGAACATTTCACCTGCTGGCTTTTCATCGTTGGCCGCTTCGGTTGGCGCATCAATTACAGCCGTTGATTCGCTTTGCTCAAGACCACTAATGACCGCTGAAAAGTCGCCCCAATCGTCGGTTTCTGGTTGGTTTTCAAGTTCACCCTGCATTGGCTGGCTCTCCCTGTTCGGTTGGTTCGTCGGTTGCTTTCTTGGCTGGTATCAGTTGACGTACTGCCCACAGCAAAAGCGCCACAATAGCGAGTCCGGCCAATACCTTTTTAACCGGAAAAACGAGCTTTTTAACGGGCATTGGTGATTCGCTTTCTTGTACTTCAACCGTTACCACTTCATTTTGCTCTAAGCTAGGCGTATCAGTGCTTTCAACGGTTTCAACCACTGGCTCAACCGTTGGAATGTTACTCTCATTAGTGACGGCGTCACTCGATTCTGGCGTGCTCAGTTGTTCAACCGATTCAACCATGTTGGATTCAACAAACGAGTTAATGCTTTTGCTCATTGGACTGTTTCCGCAGCTTGGACACTTGTAATAAAGCAGCCCCAAATTACGCCCGTTTTTGGTTGGCTCACCTTCAGCAATTAACTTGCCTTCGCCGACACGGTGAACGGTGGCGTGGCTGCTACAAACTGGGCACGAAACGTGCCCACGAATTGGGTTTGGGTGTTTACTCATCGGCAACGGCCTCAACATCAGAAAGCTGCTCGATGTTCGATTCAACACAAGCGCGGTACTTCTCACGCGCTTTGTTGTTCAATGCAGTTAACTGCTCAATTTGTTGGAACAAAGTTGGCGACAAGCCAAACGCTTCAAGCGAGATGTTCTGCGAGAAAATCATCTTACTGGCGCGCTTCATGATGTCGTTCATGTCCATTTTTTTAAACTGGCTCAGTTCCTGTTCAACACTGGCGTTAAGTTTGTCGGCTGCGTCCAAAGCTGCAATTGCTTGGTGACATTCATTAAGAGATAGCATTTTCATTTAGTTAGCCTCGGCTGGTAGTTCGTCGGTATCGGGTTTCTTCTGGATTTGTTTGTTTACTTCTTTCATCCAGACCAGCAAAAGACGCCAGAAAACGCCTCCCTTGCTGCGTTTTACTTCCTTTTCCATCGCATCGGTGATTTTGTCGATGTTGCTCATTGCGGTTTCCTTTCCTAGTTTGCTGAAATCGTTTCGCAAGCAAGTACCCAAACGGGCTAATCAGTTAAGCGGCAATAATCAAAGTAAATGTCCATGTCATTGCTCTTTATGATGTTGAAATCGGGCTCAGGTGGCATTGGTTGATGTAACTGGCTTTTCCAGTTGGCTTGGCGTAGCTGGAATTGTTCAAACTGTTCGCCATAGAGGTGCTTTGCACTGGCGCGGTAAAGTTCAATATCATCGCCCGCGACTTCTTTCGAGCACTTCATTGACCAGCCACGCGCACCGTGTGCCCAGTAAAGGAACTCATCAGCTTTGCCTTGCGCGTCATCACCTTCGAAGACGATAGAAAATTGGTTTTGACTGCTGGCGAACGTGCCGCGCTGCTTGATTTCTTGGCGCAGTTCACGCGCTTCGTTATCGAGTCGTTTGATCAGGTGATTAAGTTTCACCACCGCGCTGACTTTGCCTTGCTTTTTATTGATGTCGATGGCTTTAATTGCTTCATCTTTCTTGATTTGTTTGCGCTTGATTTCGCGCTGCATTGGCTTGCGCCATTGCTCCAACATGTAGCCACACTCTTTAATGATGCCCGTCATGTTGTCCACCTCGAACGAAGCTAAAACATCCCAATCCGGTGCGCGGCTACAGCGTGAAATGTTGTAACGGTTGCCTTTGATTAGTCCTTGGTCGGCGTTATCACCCTTGGCGGCATAACCCACGGCTTTAATCAGATATCCGGCGGCGGCTTCACTGAATTTGATTTTCTCTAGGTGCGCCATGCCATTACCCCAAAGCTGCTCGATGCGTTTAGCCCAGCCAGCAAAGTGATGGTTTTCCACACGCCAGTTCAAAAGTACATGCACATGCGGGTTTGGTTCACCGTCTTCATTGGCTGGCGACTCGGCAACCCAGATATAGTGGAAGTCAAAAGGCTTTTTCGTTGCGCCGTGAATCTCTTTCACGTGCTTGATGCCGTCGTCATCTTTCCAAGCGGCTTTTAATGGACGTCCCAACCTGCCCGACACTTTGATTTTGTTACCATCAAGCCCAAGTTGATTGGCGTCTGTTGCTGAATATTCAAAGCCGCGCTGGTACATCTTCTTTAAACCATCTAAGAAGCGGGAAACCTCCGCGCCAATCGTGGTCTGGATTGGGCAATATGGCAAACCTTCATCCGTCACAGCTTCACCGCCAAAGATGCGCTCGCGCTGTTTTGGGGAAAACGTCAAAGTGAGAAATGTGCTGAATCCACCGTGACACGCTGCGACATATGCGCCCGCTTCAAAGATTTTCTTTACAGCGCGAGGTGTGAGTTTTTCCGTGAATCGCTCACCACTTTGCGGCGCTGGCGCGTCAGATGGGCTTGGGTGAAACTTCACTTGCATCTTGGTTTGTTTTGCCCAGCTTCTACGCATCAAATAAGCGCGACTTTTGCCAATTGGCTGCCATTCCAAGCGTTTGTTTTCGTTCAGAATCCAACCTGTTTGCGATTCTGGGCGTGCTCGATATTCATCGGTCACGTTGTCGCCACAAAACGACTGCGTTTTGTGGCGCGGCGGCAAGCGTCTGGAACGGGTAATTAAGCGGTCTATCTGCTTTCGTTTTCCGTGTCCGACTTTTGCGCCCTTTGACGAGCCTAGTCTTTTCTGGACTTCGTCCAGCGCTTCGCGCCCAAGTTGAGCACTTTGTTGTGTGCGAATGAAGTGGATTTGCTCTAAAGCTTTAAGCTTTTGCAACTCTGAATCGAGACACTGGGTATTTTCAGCATTAAAAAAACCGCTTTCGATAGCGGTAATGTTTTTCTCAGTGATGGTGACGTCTTGAGCTAACGCCGTTATAAAGCCCACATCTTGTGGGCTTAGTTGATTGGTGAATGGGCGCGGTTCGTGCGCCTCATAAAGATGTTTCACGGTTACGCCTCCACAAAGGAAGAATCCGCGCCCACTTGGGGCGCTTCATCTTGCTTGCGGATTTCGTTTGTAGCTTGCGCATTATTACGCTTAATTGCTTGATATAGGGCGTAAGACCTTAAACCAGATGGTGCTGTAGTGTTGAATTCAAAGTTTGTTAAGCTGTTTGTATCAACCTGTTTATATTCACGCGAATGAAAAGAGTGAAACTTAACGTTATCAATATAAAGCGCAAGTTTAGTTGCTTCTGGCGCGCCGAATGTGTCGACCAAACGACCAAAAGCATAGTGAATTGCAGGGATACTATTAGAGCGACGTGCGCCCCACATGTAAGAAAAGGCTTCACGAGCGTTTAACTTTTTCATGATTACGCCACCTTAACTTGTGTCAGTGGTTCGCCATGATTTTGCGCACCTAACGTTGCCATGTGTTTCGCTACTTGGCGAAGGCGTGGAAGCGTATCGGTGTTTGCTTCAAAACACGCTACCAAAGTGCTGCCTTGGTAAAGCCATAATGATGCTTCGACGATTTCCAGTTCAAAACTGTCGAAGTAGATATGAATTCCGTTGCTTTGCGATGCAACAAGCTGGTTTTTGTTGCGGCGAGATTTCCAGATACTAATATTCATGCTACTACTCCCTGACGAAAACGTGCTGGAATGTAGGTTTGCTCTTTCTTTGGAAAATGCTCTGCAAACTTCTGGCGTAACTCTGCAACTTTACGCAAAGAATTAGCCGTTTTATTTGGGTCTGGGTTTTTGCACCCTGCCATATCTGGGCAAGGTAAGTGAATGGGGTTGGTAACGATACGTTCCATGTTCTAGCCTCCGCAAGCTGTTGATTTCCTGTCTCAAAAATAACGTTAAGGAAATCTTTTTAGCCGCGCAAGTCGCTTGCGTTAGTGAAAGACGCGATACTATCCACTAAAATTTAACAATACAGTGAAGGGATGCGGGAATATGACTAATTATACAAACGTGCTTTTAGACCAACTGAAAGTCCAGTTAGAGCTTACCTCTGACTATCAGTTGGCTAAGTTTTTGGACGTTGGGTCTAGTAGAATTAGTAACTACCGCAATGGACGCAGTGTACTTGATTGGGAAATGGCGTTTAAAATTGCCGACTTATTAGAACTCGATGATCAAGATGTTGTATACGGTTTACTTGATGAAAAGACCATAAACCCTCGCCTAATCAATGCTTTACAGTCACGCGCACCAGTCTAACCCCCTATTAACCCTTTTATACATAATGCGCACTGAGTCTGTTGGAGCAATTTAGTAATGTCCGGTTTTAGCCACTTTAAAATGTCCTCCTAAGATTAACAACATTGTTTGCTTTTGAGGCTTTAACCGATGTTGATTACGATGAGTGAAAAAGATATTTATCGATTTAAGGTTCTGTCTGACGTCCGTGAAAAGCGATTACGTCAAGTTGATGCTGCAGTTATTTTAAATGTGTCTGCTCGTCATATCCGGCGTTTACTCAATCGACTCTCCACTTTAGGAGCTCAAAGTCTCGCGCACGCAGCTCGTGGTCGTCCAAGTAACCGACGTTACTCTGAAGATTTTAAAGTTGAAATACTTAAGATCATTCACAAGTATTATTCTGATTTCTCACCAACGCTCGCTCTAGAAAAACTCTCAGAGCAACACAACATCGCTGTATCTAAAGAGACTCTACGTCAATGGATGATCGCCGACGGACTTTGGGTCCCACACTCTAAACGCAAGCCCCGAGTTTACCAACCTCGCTACCGACGTGATTGTTTAGGCGAACTCATTCAAATTGATGGCTCTCACCATGATTGGTTTGAAGGACCGTGA